TCTGCGCCGTTTTGCGCAACAGCTTTGTATGTTAGCTCATCAAGAACAGTTTTTAACTCTTCTCGTAATTTTTCTTGTTCGGTTTGACCTTGGGAAATGAGAGCTGGACCATCCAAGGTTACGTTGTCGCCGGGAATTGGAATAGTAGTGAACTTGGAGCGAATATTTCCAAGCATCTCCTTGCAGACCGATAAAGCAAATCTTCGAATCCATTGCTTACCAATGGAGTTAATGTTCTGATAAGGAGTGTTTTCAAACGGTAAAGCGTTCATGTTGTTAATACCACCTACACCGTTGTTGACTCCGGATGAATCATCCCATGGCTCATTATCTTTGACATAAAAGTCAACCCACATTTTCTTCGGGCCTAGGCTGTCCACAGTTTGAGGGAATACTCTCAAACGATTGTCTTTGATCTCATAAGAGTATTGACTATTTCGTGTGTATATCGCGTCCTCAAAGGCCATGGATTGCAATTTGTTTTGCCATACAGGCACCAATTCAAAAGTGCTATCATCAGCATATTGGCCATAACTTGCTAAGTCTCCCACGGTGTTTAAACCTCCGTAGTATCCGTAAAAACGCCACATGGCTGCAGGGGTTTTATAATAAACCTTTGTAATAATTACACTTTTATCACCAACAGGATTAGTACTTCCAAAGTCCCCGGCTACTGCGCTAGCTGAGATGATCGTTTGAAGATCATAATCTTGGTTAGACCCAGTGGTATTAAAGCTAGCTGAGTAGATTCGTGTAGACCCACCAAAGCCCGCTTCAGTCGCATACCCGTCACCCACACGTCGCAAGTATTCAAAATTAAATTTAGGATACTTAAGTGCAACGTTTGAGCCGGAAAGGTCATCACCGCTGTGAAGTTGGCCGTCCTCATTAAAAGATCCTGTCTTGGCACCTAATAGGTCCCCCATTGTATTTTTGGCTTGATGAATGTTTAGTATATAAGAATATTCCAGCACTGCCTCTTGGTAGGCTGAGAACACTTGTTCCTTGGTGAGTTCGATATCTAAGACATCACCACCCAGTTTTTTATACGTGTACGCTACTTGATCAGCAGCACCAGACAAGAAGTATTGATCAGTCGTATAGACATTAAAAGGGAACGATGCGGATTCTGCATCGCTTGGTAAGCTTGACGATACAAGCACTACAGCACTGGTTGTTGAAGAAGGTGATAAAGTGGGTAAGGCCATGAGTTAGTTCTCCTCCCTATAAATAGTAGAGGTGACTAAGAATGGCAAAGACTTTTGATTAGTCTTTTTTCTTTTTGTTCCAATAACCCTTCTTTTCTTCTTTTGCTTCTGCTTTTTTCTCAGCTTTCTTTTTAACAGGTGCGGGTGCGGGTGCTACAGCTTCCTCAATCGTATCGGTTCTTTGGAGCATTTTTAATTTCAAACTTTTCTTTCTTCTCATGGCTTAAGCCTCCTATGTGATAATTAGTCTTTTTTAAATAAAAAAACCCCCAGTTCCGAAAAACTGGGGGCTATTAACTCAATTAAATATCAAGTTAGTCTCTATGCAGAGTCTCCACTCTCACCCAGAAGACCACGACAAACAACCAGACCGTACATATCAGGTCTAACCATCTGCTTGGCGTAGCGAGTCATTACGCCTTTACGTGGTACAAAGTCCTCCGTACCAAAGATGGTAGGAGTAACTTGCAACGGCACGTAAGGAGCGTATACATAACCGCTCTCAAGGAAACTATTTCCTTTACGTCCAACGAGTACAAGGTTACGCGGGAAGTATGGATCAACATATACGTCATAACGCTTGTTGATAGTACCAACTTGTTGCGTACCAGCAGTACCCTTTGCTTCATCTGCGGTTACGTTTGCACGGAAACCTGCGGTGAACTCTAGAATAGTAGCCATCTCGGGTGAAGTAACAATAAAGTTAGCACCACCACGAAGTGTCTTTCTGTGAATCTGAGCTGAAACGTCATTAATCGTCTCACCAAGAGTCTCATACCATTCAGAAACAGTACCAGTGAAGTCGGGAGCCAGCGAGCTAGCACCTACCTCGGCACCTGTAACCTTGTCTACGAAGAGACCGGGGCTACGTGACCAGTAATAAACTGCAGCACCAGCGCCTCTTACAAGGTCTTCAACGATCTCACGGTCAATCTCAAGAGCGATTTGCTCGGAGAGGATTGAAGTAAGCTCGACCTCTGCGTCAAGGTTGTGGTATGCATTCAAGTCTTGGCCAAGTTCTGGTGTCCACTTAGCTTTCAACTTTT